AAACCTACGAGCCCCGCGTGCAGCTCAGTGGCTCCGACCTGAAGGCCCTGACCGCTCAGACCGGCGACTTCGAGCTGCGGGCCAGCATCGACAACATCACATGAAGGAGGTGAACAGCGTGAGCGACGCGACAAACACCTACGGCGAGGACATCAAACTCACCACGACAGACGCGAGCACCCTATACAAGACCATCATCACCGAGCTCGAAAAGGGCGCCGGCGAGCCGCTCTACCCGGGCGACGAGCGCCGGATCTTCGGCGAGGCTCTCGTGCCCGTGTTCGTTGCCCTCTACAACAGCCTCAACGACGCCGGCCGGCAGACGCTCCTCCGCTATGCGAGGGGCGAGGTGCTGGACGCCATCGGCGAGCGGCAGGACGTGAAAAGACTGGAAGGCACACCGGCCAAGACGACCATGCGCTTCTCCGTCTCCACGCCGCAGGAGAAAAACATCATCATTCCGAAGTGGACGAAGGTGACGCCGGACAGCGAAAACTATTTTGCGACCGACGAGATCGCTGTGCTGCAAGCTGGCGCCTACTCTGTGGAGGTGCCTACCTCGGCCGTGAGCAACGGCACGAAGTTCAACGGCTACGCAGCCGGCACGATCGCCACCCTCGTCGACCTGATCCCCTACATCGAGTCCGTCACCAATCTGACCGAAACGGCCGGAGGCGATGACGGCGAGCCCTACACCACCGAGGGCGACAACCGCCTCCGCGAGCGGATCCGTCTGGCGCCCGCCAAGAGATCCACCGCGGGCCCTGAACAGGCTTACATCTACTGGGTAATGACGGCCGACAGCTCCATCGTGGACGCAAAGGCCGTCAGCGAGAAGGAAACCGTCAGCGAGACCCTCACGGTCTACGACGGCAAAGCCTTCAAGGGCGGCGGCGCACTTCTGACCGACACCCTCGTCGTGAAGGCCCACGGGCAGAGCACGGCGGCGGTCAAGGACACGGACTACACCGTCGACTACGCCGACGGCCTGCTGGCCATCACACTCAAGGGCAGTCTCGCGGCTGCCGAAAGCATCGACATCATCATCACCCGCACGCTGGAGGGCTGCGTCAAGATCGTGCCCCTGCTGGAAGGCGGCGGGATCCCCGACGCTGCCATGCTGGCGAAGGTGCTGGACGTGGTCAACGCCAAGGACATCCGGCCACTCACTGACAAAGTGAGCGCCGTGCCCCCGGAGGTCGAGACCTACGACATCGAGATCGTGTACTACACCACGCCGGAGAGCGAGGCCGAGGTGATCGCAAACGTCGAAGGCACAGGCGGCGCGATCGACCGCTACAACGAGTGGCAAGTCGCAGCCCTCGGCCGGGACATCAACCCCGACCAGCTCCGCAAGCGGATCCTCTCGCCTTCGTGGGGCGAGAACCTGACAGGCGCCTTCCGCGTGGACGTCGTCAAGCCGACCTACAAGGCCCTCGACGACACGCAAGTCGCCAAGTTCAGCGGCCACCTGACTGTCAGCCACAAGGTCGAGAGCGAGGTGGTGTAAATGCGGCTCAATGAGACCGAGATGGTCAAGCTGCTGCCTGCGTGGATGCAGGAGGACGGCGGCGACAAGGGCCTCGCCACCGGCTGCGACATCATCAGCCGCGACGCCTATGCACGCCTGAAGCTCCTGAGCAGGTGGGACAAGATCGACCAGCTCAGCGACGCAGAGCTCGACGAAATGGCGTGGGAGCTGAACATCCAGTGGTATGACAGCACCGCGCCCATCGCAGCCAAGCGGGCCGTCATCCGCAACAGCGACCGCGTCTACGCAAAACTCGGCACCCCCTACGCCGTGGAGCAGATCGTGGCCGACTACTTCGGCACCGGCGAGGTCAGGGAGTGGTATCAGTACGGCGGGCAGCCGCATCACTTCAAGGTGCTGAGCGACAACCCGAGCCTCGTCAACAGCAACCTCGACCTGTTCCTGAAGCTGCTGCGGACGGTCAAGCGCCGCAGCTCGTGGCTCGACGCGATCCTGATCTGCCTGACCGGCGAAATGTTCCTTTATTCCGGCATGGCCGTCAGGGATCACACCCAAGAGGTGCACGTCATGGGCAGCGACGAGATCCACATCTACCACGCGGCCGTCGTCCACGACAACAACCGCGAGACCGTCAGCATCGGCACCGACGCGGCGGTCATCTCAGACTAAGGAAAGGAGATAGACATGGCTGCATTTATCAACAACGACATCACCACCGCCGGCCTGATCGTTCTGGCGAAGGGCGTGGCCGGCCAGAAGATCAACTACACCAAGATCGTCCTCGGCGATGGCTACCTCGAGGAGGGCCAGACGCCCCGCACCCTCACCGGCGTGGTCAGCCCGAAGGCGACCGTCGACATCACGAAGCTGAAGATCAACGGTGACGGCACCGTGGCCGTCGGCGGCATCTTCACCAACGGCGACGAGACCGAGGGCTTCTACTACCGCGAGCTCGGCCTTTATGCCGAAGATCCCGATCCCGAGGTCGGCGAGGTGCTGTACTGCTACGGCAACTGTGGCGATCTGGCCGAGTGGATCCCGCCCTCCGGCGGCGCCACCATCGTCGAGAAAACCATCGACATCGTCACCGCGATCGGCACGGCCACCAACGTGACCGCCTACATCCCCGCCGACGCCTACGCCACCAAAGAGGACTACGAGACCTACAAGGCCATCGCCCTCGGCGCACAGACTACGGCAGAAGAGGCTCTGGCACTCGCCCGGCAGGCCATCGCAATCGCGCAGGCTGCCGAGGCGTCGGTGAATGACCTGAGCAACGCGGTCGGCCAGAACACCAGCAAGATCGCAACGCTGTGGGACGCTGTTTTCAGCGAGATCACGACCAACCCCTTCCAGATCACGTTTGCAGACCTGACGGGCATCACCCTGACGGCCGGCATCTGGAACAGCGGACTCCAGCGCCTCGAGTGCTAAACTACCGGCCAAAGGCCAGAAAGGAGGCCGCCCATGTATAGAGGCACCACACCAACCATCACCATCAACTGTGACATCGACGTCAGCGAGTTCGTGACCATGTGGGTAACATTCCGCACGCAGCAGCTCGCCACCTATGCCCCGCCGAAGCAGGTGGAAGTCACCAAGCACCTCGGGGACGAGGGCGTCGACGCGACCGACAAGGTCGTCACCGTCAGCCTGACGCAAGCCGACACGCTGCTGCTCGGCTCTCTGTCTCCCGACGAGGATCAACAGGTGGAGGTGCAGATCCGCGGCAGGACGGAGGACGGGCGCGCGTTTGCGAGCAACATTATGACCGCCCCGCTCAGCCGGATCCTGAAGGACGGCGTCATCTAAGTGAGCGTCGACTTCAATGCCTCGTTCTCTGGCAGCGCGGAGACCTTCGGGGCGAAGATGACCGAGACGCCTGCCCCCATGACCGCCTCTATGAAGGAGACGGGCGGCGGCAGCGCCTCAAACTACGAAGCCCTGCGCAACAAGCCCAAGATCAACGGGCACGAGCTGATCGGCGACATGACGCCGGCGCAGCTCGACATCACGGACGACAGGCACCACACCCACAAGCAGGCGCAGGCAGCGAAGGTGTGGACAGTCGCCCACAACCTCGGAAAGCGGCCCGCCGTCACGGTCGTCGACAGCGCCGGCACTGTGGTCATCGGGGAGGTCGACTACCTCGACGACAACACCGTGCGCCTGACCTTCTGCGCAGCCTTTTCCGGGACTGCATACTTCAACTAAGGAGGTAAACCCGTGAAATTCCTGACAAGCATTGATCTCTCACAGAACGAGATCCAAAACGCCATCATGCAGCCGCTCGCTGCACCTCCGGCCAACCCGAAGATCGGCCAGATCTATTTCAACAGCATCGACCTGACGCTGTACCTGTGGACAGGTGAGAAATGGATCCCTGTGCCGACCAAGACCTCGCAGCTCGAGAACGACAGCGGCTTTATCACCTCCGGCGACATCCCCGAGGGCGCAGCAGCGTCCACGACTACGCCGAAGATGAACGGCACCGCCGCCGTCGGCACTGAGATGGCGTTCGCACGCGGCGACCACGTCCACCCCAAGGACACCAGCAAGCTGAACACGGACGGCGACGGCTCCAACGTGACCGTCGCCTTCGAGGCATCGGCCAAGCGTGAGGCGCCCACCTCTGGCGAGAAGCTGAGCGTCCTGCTCGGCAAGGTGCTGAAGTTCTTCAGCGACCTCAAGACCGTGGCCTTCTCCGGCAGCTATAAGGATCTGAGCGACAAGCCGACGATCCCGTCCGCTGCCGCTGACGTCGGCGCGATCCCCGCAACGGAAAAGGGCGCAGCCGGCGGCGTGGCCGAGCTGGACAGCGGCGGCAAGGTGCCGGCCAACCAGCTCCCGAGCTATGTGGACGACGTCGTCGACGCCTACATCCGCACCGGCGCCACGGCCCTCGGTGCCGACTGGCTGAGTAAGACCTCCGGCGGCGCCGCCCTGACACCTGAGTCCGACAAGATCTACGTCATCCTGAGCGAAGGCGAGTACCAGAACAAGACGTACCGCTGGAGCGGGACGACCTACGCCGTCATCGGCAACGACCTCGCCATCGGCGAGACTGCGAGCACCGCCTACCGCGGCGACCGCGGCAAGACGGCATACGACCACAGCCAGAGCGCCCACGCTCCCGCCGACGCCGAGAAGAACGTCCAGAGCGACTGGAACGAGACGGACGGCAATAGTGACGCCTTCATCAAGAACAAGCCTGCGATCCCGAAGGCCGTCACCAAGACCGTCCAGACCCTCAGTGACGCGGCGAGCAAGAGCTTCACCGTCACCGGCTACATCCTCAGCGTGATCCTGATCGAAAGCACCACCAAGGAGCAGGTCATCGGCGACGTCTCTTTCGAGAACGCCACGGCCTCGGCCAACGGCAAAGTCACGGTCACGCTCGCGGCCGCGCCCTCCAACCCGATCCTCGTCGTCATCACAAGCATCGCACTGTAAGGAGGCCGGCCTATGAAACACTACGGAGCAGTCGACGACCCGAAGGACATCACGACGAAGGAGTATGTCGACGCGGCTGACAACGCTCTGAAGGTGAAGGTCGACGCCCTGTGGGACTTCGTTTGCACGGACATCACGAGCAACCCCTTCCAGATCACATTCGACGATCTGGAGGGGCTGACTTTCGCCGCCGAGCCTGATGAGGCCCTCTCCGGCTGGACGGTTGTCGTCTCCGCCGGGCGCGAGGGGGATGCCTACGCGGGCGCGCTCGATGTTACGGCGTCCGCAACTCCGTCGGAAACGGCCGTGACGCTGACCGTCACCGACCGCAACGGCAAGCCGTGGAGTGCGACTACGCCGACATTGACGGCCGTGCAGGCGCCGGTGACGGCCATCGACCTGAGTCGGGACGGAACCGCCAACTGTTATATCGTCAGCGAGGCCGGCGATTATATGTTCGACGCTGCGGTGCGTGGCAACGGCAGTGGAGACGATGCCGCGATCGCGCTTGCCGACGGTATGAAAGCCGACTGGCTTTGGGTGACGAAAGGGCTGGAGCAGGAAATTTCGGCCGTTTCGCTCGACGCCGGAAAAGGCCGCATCTTCTTTACGGCGGCAGGCGCCGCGAAGGGTAATGCCGTCATCGCGCTTACGGATGCCGCGGGGGAGATCGTGTGGAGCTGGCATCTCTGGTTCACGCCGGAACCTCGGATGGTGACCTATGCCAACGGCCGCGTATTGCTGGACCGTTCGCTGGGAGCCGTCGGCACGACGCCCGGATCGGCCGAAGCTTACGGACTCTATTACCAGTGGGGCCGCAAGGACCCGTTCTGCGGCGGTACGACTACTGAAACCTCGGCGACTGCTTTTGCGCAGGCGGCGGAAAATTCGGTCGTCAATCCGGCCTTCGCCGATACGCATGCGTGGAAGCAGGAGAGCGGGGCGGCCGTTTCGACGTTGGAATACGCCGCGGCGCATCCGCTTTCGTTCCTTTCGAACAAGGGTGTGACCGGAGTTTACGACTGGCTGGCCAAGCCCCGCGCCGATTTGTGGAATACCGCGAAAACCTGCTACGATCCGTGCCCCGTGGGGTATAAGGTGCCGGACCGCGATACGTGGGACGATTTTGCGGACGAGCAGGACCGCTATGTGGACGGAACCTCGGAATGGGATGGGGAGAAGTACGGCATGACCTACATTTTCGGCGATCTGAGGGACTGGTACCCGACGTCGGGTTATCGTAACCGCGACAAGGGCAATCTCGCCGGTCTCGCTACGACCCGTACGGGGCATTACTGGTCCAACTATCGTTCGGGAAACACGATCTCCTGTTTCT